TTTCCGACGTCTTCGCTCCCGATCCAGATCTCCCCTCTTCCCCCCCCCCCCCCCCCTCCCCCCCCCCCCCCCCCGAGGGACCGTCACGACCCATGTGAGGCACGTGTGAGCCCGTCTAAGCCCCGAACGTCCCCGAACAAGCCCGAGGTACCACCTGCGGGTCCCGACGCACCTGACGCATCTGGTGGCTTCGTAGGCGTGGTCGCCTCCGCGGTCCTCGAGGCCGTCGAAGCAGCCGAATGGCTTACTCCGGCAGACGGTGCCGCCGTCGCACTCGCCTCGAGGCTCGCCGCGGACATCGACTCGTGCGACGACGCGCAGCAGATCGCCAGCCTGTCGCGCACACTGCTAGCAGTGCTAGCAGCCATCGGCCTCACCGTCGCTGGTAGAACGTCGACCGACACGCCACCACCCGCACAGGAGAACCCGCTGGATGCCCTCCGAGCTCGAGCAGCTGGTCGGCTCACCGACGCCAAGAGTGCAGACACCGCGACCGTCCGGTCCATCGCGGGGCGCTGACCTCATCGACCTGGCCGAGGCCCTCGGTCAGCCGCTCCTGCCTTGGCAGCAGTACGTCGCCGAGGCGGCGCACGTCGTCGACGACCGCGGACGGTGGAAGCACTCGACCGCCGGCGTGCTGATCTCACGGCAGAACGGCAAGACCCACCTGCTGCGCCTTCGCATCATCGCCGGCCTGCTCCTGTGGGATGAGCGCCTAGTGCTCGCCACCGCGCAGTCCCGCGAGGTCGCCCTCGAGATGTTCCGCGGCGTCGTCGAGATGTTCGAGGACACCCCGTGGCTCGCCCGGCAGGTCAAGCGCGTGTCCAGGACGAACGTCAAGGAAGAACTCGAGCTGCTCGGCGGCGCCCGCTTTAAGATCGTGGCCCCGTCCGAGGGGGGCGCCCGCGGCTACTCAGCTGACCTGGTCATCATCGACGAGGCCCGTCAGCATCGCACCACCGACGCCTACGCCGCCCTCGTCTACACGACGCAGGCGCGACCGAACCCGCAGGTCTGGGCCGTGTCCAACGCCGGCGACGCCGGCTCGACCGTCCTCAACGCGCTGCGCGATCAGGCGCTGCAGTCCATCGCCAACGGAGAGCCCGGTCCGCTCGGCTGGTGGGAATGGTCGGCTGAGCCCGGCGCGAAGCTCGACGACACCGACGCGTGGGTCGCCGCCAACCCTGCCCTCGGCCACCTCGTCCAGCCCGAGTCGCTCCTCGCCCGCATCAAGTCGGACCCGCCCGAGATCGTGCGGACCGAGATGCTGTGCCAGTGGGTCGAGACGCTCGACTCGCCGTTCCCAGCCGGCACCTGGGCCGAGTGCTACCACGAGGACCTCGAGCTCGACCCCGACCTGCCGACGTTCCTCGCCATCGACGTCACCCCCGACCGGCGCGACGCCGCCCTCGTCGCCGTCCAGCAGCTCGACGAAGACGCGGAGAACCTCGCCGCTTTCGTTTTGGACTCGTGGCACGCCGACGACACCATCGACGACCGCAAGGTCGCCGGACAGGTCGCCACCCGCGCCCGCGAGTACCACGCCCGCGTCGTCGCCTTCGACCGCTGGACCGCCGCCGGCATCGCCTCGAGGGTCGCCCAGGTCGGCATCCCGGTCGGCGACGTCTCAGGCTCAGCGTTCACTCAGGCGTGCGACGAGCTCCTCGGCGCGATCGTGTCCAAGCGGCTCCGCCACGCCGGCCAGCCGCTGCTGACCGAGCAGGTCGCCGCGTCCGCCCGCAAGCAGACCGGCGACGGCGGCTGGCGCATCGTCCGCCGCCAGTCCGCCGGACCCGTCTGCGCCTCCGTAGCCTTGGCCATGGCAACCCACCATGCTGTGCGCCCCGTCTCACAGGCGGCCATCGTCGTCGGTTAGGATTTGCGTATGGGCCTTCGCGACATCATCCTCGGAACCACGCCTCCCCCGCAGTCTGAGGAGGGTGAGACCCCCATCACCGCGTCGCTGGCCTCCGCCCGATGGCCCACCTGGGAGCAGCTGACCGGGGCCTCGGGCGTCAACGTGGCACGCAACCAGGCGATGACCGTGCCGGCCATCGCCCGGGCTCGCAACATCATCGCCGGCTCAATCTCGGGCCTGCCGATCTACAGGTACACGCAGGACGGTCGCGACCTCCTGCCGGCCCCGTGGATGCGGCAGCCCGACCCGCTCGTCACCCGGCAGACGACGATGGCGTGGACCATCGACTCGCTGTTCTTCTACGGCGTCGCCTACTGGCAGGTCCTCGACGTGTACGCCGAGGACGGCCGGCCCAACCGCTTCCGCTGGATCGACCCGGTCCGCGTGTCCACCGAGCTCAACCGCGAAGGCACGATGGTCGACCACTACAAGGTCGACGGCAAGCGTGTCCCCGACCGCGGTGCCGGCTCCCTCGTTGTGTTCTCCGGCTACGAGGACGGACTGCTGCGCCGTGCCGGCCGCACGATCCGCACCGCCATCCAGCTCGAGCAGGCCGCGCTCACCTACGCCGAGACGCCGTCGCCGATGGTCGCCCTCAAGAACTCCGGGTCGCCGCTGCCGACCGGCAAGGTCAACGAGCTCCTCGCCGCATGGCGTGAGGCGCGCAACCGCTCCGCCACCGCCTACCTCAACGAGTCCATCGACATCGAGCGTGTCGGCTTCTCGCCGTCCGAGATGGCGCTGACCGAGGCGCGCATGGCGACCGCGCAGGAACTCGCCCGCGCCGCCGGCATCCCGCCCTGGTACCTCGGCGTCGACGCCGGCTCGTCCATGACCTACCAGAACGTCGGCAACTCCCGCCGCGATCTCCTCGACTTCGCCCTGATGCCGTTCATCACCGCCATCGAGCAGCGGCTCAGCCTCGGCGACATCCTCGTCGCCCGCGAGAACGTCAAGTTCGACCTGACCGACTTCCTCCGCTCGAGCCCCATCGAACGCGCGCAGCTTTACCAGGCGCTCGTCCCGCTCGGTATTTTGAGCCCCGAGGAGGTCCGGCAGCTCGAGGACCTCGCACCCGGCGAACAGGCCAACTGATGGACAAGCAGCTGCGCGTCACCTTCACCGCCGACGTCACCGCGGCGGACTCCGAGAAGGGCGTCATCGTCGGCACCGTCGTCCCCTACGGGGCGTTCGGCAACACCAGCCTCGGCCCTGTCGCCTTCCAGGCTGGCGCGTTCAGCAAGCCGCCCGAGACCGTCAAGCTGCTCCTCGAGCACGACGCCCGCCGTCCCATCGGACGCGCCACCGGCTTCGTCGACGGCCCCGACCACATGACCGGCACGTTCAAGCTCAGCCGGACCACCGCTGGCAAGGACGCCCTGATCGAGGCAGCCGAGGGGCTGCGCGAGGGCCTGTCCGTCGGCGCGAACATCATCGACTTCGAGGACACCGAGGAGGGCTACGTCGTCACCGCGGCAGAGCTCGTCGAGGTGTCGCTCGTCACGACTCCGGCCTTCTCCGAGGCCGGCGTAGAGCAGGTCGCGGCATCGACGCCCGAACCTGAGCCCACTCCCGACCAGGAGCCCGTAACCATGGAGCACGAGACCCCCGAGGTCGAGCCCGCCGCCGAGGTGGTCGAGGCCTCCAAGGTCGAGGCGGCCGCCCCGACCTCCCAGTACATCACCGTCAGCGCACCCCGCGCGCTCGAGGGCATGACCGCAGGCCGCTTCGCCAAGGCGCAGCTCGAGGCGGCAGCCGGCGACCGCGACGCCCAGATGGTCGTCGAGGCCGCGCTCGCGGACGCCACGACCACGACCGCCGCAGGACTCGTTCCGACCCGGTTCATGACCGAGGTCATCGCAGTCCTCGACGACTCTCGTCCGTTCATCGACAGCATCACGCGTGACGTGCTGCCTGAGGATGGCATGGACTTCAAGATTCCGCGCCGCACGCAGGCCCCGTCGGTCGCCGAGCAGGCTGCCGAGGGCGACGAGGTCTCCTCGACTGCGTTTACGCTCGACTACCTCACCGTCGACGTCAAGACGTTCGGTGGCGGTCAGCGCATCTCCCGCCAGCTCATCGAGCGTTCTGACCCGGCGTTCCTCGACCGTCTCATCATCGAGATGGCCGCGCAGTACGCGCAGGCGACCGACGCGTTCGCGTTCTCGCAGGCGACCGTGGGCCAGGGCGACACTGACGACACGACCGTCTACGGCTCGATCGTCCAGGGCATCGCCGACTCCTTCAACGTCATGCGGTTCTCCCCGAACCGGCTGCTCGTCTCGCCGACGACCAACGGCTCGTTCGGCTGGGACGACCTGCTCGGCGCCGTCGACTCCGAGGGCCGTCCGCTGTTCGCGGCAGCCAACCCGTCCAACGCGGGCGGTCTCGTGTCGCAGGGCACCACGCAGGGCACCGTCGCCGGGCTCCAGCTCGTCGTCGACCCGAACCTCACGAACCCCAACGCTCGCGTCTACCCCTCGGCCTTCGCCACGTTCTACGAGGCGGCAGGCGCTCCTGTGCAGATTTCCGTCCAGGACGTCTCCAGCCTCGAGGTCGAGGTTGCCGTGTACGGCTACGTCGCGCTCGCCAACAAGTACCCAACGGCGATGCGTAACCTCACCGTCACCCCGTGACCGACCGCCGGGGTCGCCGCTTCCCTCTCCTGAGCGGCGGCCCCGGCTAGGGGAGGCCCTCCCATGGCGAACTACGTCGACCTCGCAGAGCTCAAGACTGTGCTTGGCGTGGGGGACCTGTACCCCGACGCGCAGCTTACGAACGTGTCGACCGCCGCGACCAACCTCGTCCTGTCCATGCTGTCCCGGTTCCAGTACCCAGTCGACCAGCTGTGCTGCGAGGAGGGCACCTCAGTCACCGCCCGCACCGTCGGCTTCCACCGGCTGTACGTCGGCCAGTCCGTCACGATCGCAGGCCTGCCTGCTCACTTCAACGGGCCGGCCACGATCACGGCCATCGGCTACACGGCAGAGCAGCCCCCGAGGCCGCTGTGGCCTTGGCCGACCTACTGGCCGTACTCCTACCTGCCGACGCAGGAGCAGCTGTACAACACGTTCACGTTCACGAAGGTCCACGGCCAGCCGCCGGTCGCCGACAAGCAGGCGGTCATCCCCTACGGCTTCGTCACCGACCAGGCAACCGAGGACGTCTACCAGGACGACCCGCTCGTCCTCGAGGCGTGCATGATGCTCGCCGTCGAGATCTGGCAGGCGCGCGTCGCCCCGGGCGGCACCATCCAAGGCGTCGACTTCCAGCCGGGACCGTTCCGCCTCGGCCGCAGCCTCATCGGCCGCGTGCAGGGCCTCCTCGCCCCGCACATGGACGTGGGGACGATGGTCGGATGAACCTCAAGACGCTCCGACAGTCGCTCGCGAGCGCCCTCGAGGACGCCGGCATCGACTACTCGACCTCGGCGTTCCCACCGCCCGTCGTCGTCCCACCGACCGTCGTCATCGTCCCGGGCAACCCGTGGATCGCGCCGGTCACCCTCGGCAGGCCTGGCACCCCGCAGGTCGAAGTCTCGTTCCGGCTCACCTGCATCGTCGCCAACCTCGACAACCAAGGCTCGCTCGACCAGCTCGAGACGCTCGTGTTCGGCGTCCTGACCAACCTGCCCCGCGGCTGGGAGGTCGGCGACGTGTCCCCACCGTCCGTCGAGACCATCGGCCCATCCGACCTTCTCGTCTCGGACGTGCAGGTCACTACCCTCACCACCCCAAGCTAAGGAGCAGTCCCATGGCAACCGTCCTCACCGGGCAGGACCTGTCCCTCACCATCGGCGGGGACGTGTTCGACGCCCAGACCATCTCCACCACGTTCACCTACGTCAACAACCGCGAGGTCCTCGAGACCCTCGACGGCCCCGTGTACAAGACGCTCACGTTCGAGTACACGCTCGACGTGAACATGTACTCCGACTGGGGCACGACGAACGCGCTGTGCGAGGCGCTGTCGTCGGCCGCCCTGTCCGCGCCCGACACGCCGCTGGCGTTCACGCTCGTCGCGACCGGCCCGAACGCCACGACGACCGTGTCCGGCTCCGTGTTCCCCGAGATCCCGCCGATGTCCGGCGAGGGTCCGAACGCGTCGTCCATCAGCTTCACGCTGACCGGCAGCCGCAACGTCACCCCGACGATCGTCGCAGTCTGATAGGAGAGAAGCATGGCAACCGGAACCAGGGTCGAGGTAGAACACCGAGACCGGGGCCACCTGAACCTCGAGCTCGAGCTCGCGGACTGGATCGGCTGGGAGAGCTGGGCCGGACGCTCCTTCGTCACCTTCGGGGATGAGCAGAACCCCCCAGGTGCGAAGGACGTCGCGTACCTCGGCTACGAGGCCGCGAAGCGGACCGGCGTCCACCAGGGCGACTTCCCCTCGTGGGTCAAGGCGCTGACCGGCTGGCCGCAGTTCCGACAGGGCGACATCCCGGGCCCTACCCCGCCGGAAGCTTCGGACGACGCCGCGTGAGCGTCGCCGTAGCGACCGGCACCGCACCGACCGCATGGACCGAACTGGCAGACCTCCTCACCGCCGAGGAGCTGCTCCGGCAGTAGCCACAGGAGGCGCTGAGATGGCCACCACGACCGCCAAGAGCACTGGTGGACGTGTGACCATCCGGCTGAACGACCGCGACATACAGGCCATCCTGCGGGCCTTCTCGCGGATGGACAAGCAGGCCGGCACGGACCTGCGCGACCTGTCCAAAGAGATCAGCCAGGACATCGCCGACGAGTTCCGCAACGCCGCTCGAGGCACCCGCTGGTACCCCGAGCAGGCCTCGTTCGTCGCGCAGTCCGCCCGCGCCACCCGCGACCGAGTCCCGTCGGTCACGCTCGGCGGTGCCAAGCGGTACACGACCGACGAC